TCTTCAAGTTATGCGAAGCCTCAGTTAAGTGGGTGGGTTGAACCTAGTGGCCCACCGCAAGATGCGCCTTTTCAGTTCGTTGAAGATGCTACGTTCTACGATATTATTCAGCAGATCGGTGAAGATGATGCTGCCAATGTAGCGATTGATCAGGCATTCATAAAAGCCTATGCATCAAAGCCAACTTCAGATCATTATAGTTTTCAGTTGCACATTTCGCCTGATGAAACTTTAGCCTTGTATGTCCAAGAAGGTTCAGGGGAATTTGCCCCTAGCGCGACACTTGTTGCTGAGATGATAGGCGCGGCACAAACGACTTTTGTTTATGAAGGTGATCTTGGGGTTGAATTTCTGCCGTTATTGGAGTGGATTCAAATCGAAGATGAGTTAATGGAATTATTCGATCACGATATAGTAAACAAAACTATGATTGTAAATCGGGGTTTGGTTGATACTGTTCCTGCTCCCCATGTAATCGGCTCTAGGTTTTTTGGTAATCAAAGCAACAGGGCTTTCAGTGGGGTTCAATACACTGATGGAGAACAGGTGGACGTTAAGATACTGACTTCTAGTGGGCAAGGTTTGTTGGCTTTACTTGATGCAACCACGAATATCCATGTTGTAACTAATCGAAAAGATAAACCGTACCCCCCTGCAAATCTTCAGTTGGATAATTTACCTGCTTATGTTCCTGTTGGAATGACATTGGGTGATCTGGATATTACGTGGGAACACAGAGACAGGACACAGCAAACAGCTACCGCACATATTCCGCAAGTATTCGGTGACATAGGCCCTGAAGTTGGAACCACATATACGTTGAGACTGTATGATGAAACCAATACGCTTGTAAGAACAGAGACTTTGATTGCGGGAACAGTCTTTGTTTGGGTTGATGAAACAGCAGATAGTGGTTTGGTGGATAGGGTAAATAACAATTTACGACTTGAATTGGAAGCCAACAATAGTGTGACTGGTTTGACAAGTTTTCAAACCCATAATTATGCTTTTAAACGTGCCGACTACGGCTACAGCTACGGCGAATTTTACGGAGGTTTTGTGTAATGGTAACTTTAGTAGGCCCGAATGAGGGTATCAGTTACAACTTTGATTTGGGTACATTCTGGAAAACAGAAAATGATCTGACTCTTAAATTGATAGATGGGATTCTTCATCTTGGAGTCATCGATAAAGATTTGCCCACTCAACCGGGAAGCCCTACAAATGGAGACAGGTATATATTACCTGCGGGTGCTACAGGTGCAGCATGGGCAGGACACGATACTGAAATTGCAATCTTTATTAATAACATTTGGGAATTCCATGTTCCAAAATTAGCGTGGTTAGCATTCGTTCAGGATGAAGAGCTTGTTTATTTTTGGAATGCTACAGCTTGGATACTCCTTAATACCCCTGCAAGTATCAGTAATGTGGTTACAGCACTGCCGGGAAGTGGAACCTTGACTATGGATTTAAGTACGGGGGTTCGTAACTTTGCAACCATATTGACGGGGGCTGCTACGTTAGCATTTTCAAATGTTCCTGCGGGTGTTCAAACTGAAATCTCTGTGAAGGTAGTTCAGGATGGTGTGGGGGGTCATGTTCTGACTTTACCTGCGGGTGCAATTTATGCGGGGGGTGTAACTCCTACCCCAAGTGTTGCTTCTAATACTAGAGACCGTTATTTATTTCTTCATGATGAAAATGGAATACTTGAAGGTAACATAGTGGGTCAATTATATGCCTAGAAGATTAACATTAGGTGCAGCGGGGCATAATTTTCTAGACCCCCCACCATTAGACCCGCCCGGCCCTGCAACTCGTGCTGCTGTGCTGTCTGGTTTGGTGGGTCTTGATTTTGTTCATCAGTATTTGTTTGAAGGTGGAGACCCTGACTACTTTCTTGATGAAGAAGGGTCTAGGGATTTGACATCTATTGCAGGGAATCCGACTTTTGGTGGTGCTCAGTTAAGTAAGACTTCGGTGGATTCAATCAATTGCGGGAATACAACTCAATGTCTTTTTGCATATGATTTTATTGTGCCGCTTACTATATTCGCGTGGGAACTTTGGTATCGACAACCTGATCTGGGACATGATCGATGTGTGCTGACTGGTGCTCCGCTTAACTCCAATATCAATATGGGCAGAGCAAATAATACGTTCCGTTATCCTATGTTCAGAAATGATTCTAATGGGGCTGTAGGTTGGGAATCAGAAGTTGATTTGTACGGTGATAATAAAATTCATCAGTTGATTGAAGCCCACGAACCTGCAACGCGCCCGAACTATGTTGTGTACATTGATGGGATGCCTGTTGCTTCAGGTACGAATGCGGGGGCATTAAATGATGGGTCAAGCGGCTCTCAAGGTGGTTGGTCTAGTGGTCAGAAAGGGCCATCTTTCAATGGTCGTAATGTTGGCTTAACTAATGCGGAAAGAAGCGGTGCAGATTTTGGGTCATTCCATTTTTATAACGGTGGGGCAGAATTAACACAACTTGCAGTTAGACAATTATATGAAGGAACTGCATTATCAGGGCAGGATATGTTGACTAGTCCAAGATGGTTCATACTGGATAGTGTGAACTGTACGGTTAGTGCTGCCCCCGCTAAAGATTTAACTTGTGGGGATGTGACTGATAATACAGGTGGTCGATCTGGGGCGATTCCTAGAAATGGCAAAGTGTATTTTGAAGTTGAGATTATCGCTGAAGGTGATGATACTGCTTCGAATCTACTTGGACTGCGAAGATTGGCAGAGGGTGGGAATGTAGGTTTTACTCCAAGCTTACCAGACTTTGAATATCATACTGATGGTGCGGGGGATGTGGTGGATGGACAAGGCACTACGCTTGGAATCACGGGAACACTTGGTACTGCTGCCACTGCCAGAATTTTTCAGTTTGCTATTGATTGGGACACTGGTGATTGGTGGATGGGAACTGACAATACTGTTTTTGCGGGTGTCGGTGGTGTCGGCAATCCTTCTACTGGTGCTAATCCATTAACTACTTTGGACATTCGTTATAATTGGGCAGTCATTGATAGGGTCAACGGTGCAAATGGAAATGGGGTTGTCAGGTTAATAACTGCTGATGCCGATCTGAATTTTGCTAAACCCACAAGTTATGTAGCGTGGGAAGATGCAGTTTAAAATGAGGAAATAATATGCAAGTAATAGATTCAACACTGCAAGGTTGGTTAGACAATGGCGATTTCTGTCAATGTTGTCAAAGAATGATGCCTGAAGATGAAGCTACAGGTGCGCCTTTGAATGAGAATCAAAAAATAGGTGACGGTTTGGGTAGTCCGGTAAGTTGTGTAAGGTGTATTGATTTGAGTGTGCCTATTATTGAAGGTTACACTCCAATTTAATAGTAGAAAACGAGATGAGACTTTTAATATTCATGAGGAATGAAAATGAAGATTTTACTCTTGGCACTTATGCTAATGTTTTCTACCGCTATTTTTGCGAGTGGTGAGCATCATCATCACAACGGCGAAGATGGAAAGGATGGGGTTGATGGGATTGATGGTATTGATGGGGCTGATGGTATCTCTGGTCTTAATGGTATCAATGGTTTTGATGGTACTGATGGACTCGATTCATCCGATCTTAATATCGCTATAGCTTCTTCAATTGCTTTATCAAATATTGACTTCAGTTCTTCTACTCAGCAGTGGCAGATTGGAATAGCTGCGGGAACTTATGATGGTGAGCAAGCTATTGCATTTGGTGCAGGTAAGCTTGTTGCAAAATACGATATGCTTTTTAAGGTTAGTGGGACTGCTGCCAATAGTGAACTTGGTTTAGGTGTTGGTCTGATGTGGAAGATTAAGTAATGGAAGATGACATTACTGATCGGGCTAAAGAACATCATGAAGCCCATTTGGAAATCCCAGACCCTACACCTTTTGAACGTATAATTTCTTGGGTGAAGATTGCTTTTGCTACCAAGAAAGTAATCATGTTGGTGTGGGCTTTCTTTTTCAGTGTGGCAGGGGTTGCAGTCAAAGGGAACATTGATGAAATTAATCCGTGGAAGGAAGCTGCTATTGGAGTGGGCTTGATTGATGCAGACCCTATAGATGAAAAGCTTAGCCCCCAAGATGTTGCAAAAGAAGAGGCACTTAATCAGCTTCGGGCAAATATGGTGAATCTGGAAGGCAAGTTAGAAGCTATGCAGGAAGCCTCAGATGCCCCTGTAAGCTACGATCTACCAGAACACACACATCCACCCCCCGATTTAGCTCATGAGCACACTGAATATGCCCTGAAGACCCACACACACGTATTTGAAGTAAGGGAACATACACATCCTGACTCTTCGCGGGTTGTTCTGTCTTCTGAGGTTCAATCTATTCTGGAATCTGAGGTTAAAAGGGTGTTTCAAATAGAACTGAAAGATCATATAAATTTGCTTCATTGATTTGACCTTAGTATCAATCGGCTATAGCGCAAAGCGTTAGGAGGTTTTACACTTGAATTTATTAATTTGGTTGGCTGAGATGAGAACTTTAGTTTTAGAAATCAAAGATATAGCTTTGGCTGCTTACATGAAAATGAGTGGTTGTGAGTTTATAGCTTTTGATGGGTCAAAATTTAAGTTAAAAAACCCAAGTGAAAAATCGATTGATGATTGGTCTCTTGAATACACTAATTCTTGTTGCTGCTCACATGATAATCAATTACTACAGTTGAGAAATCTGGTGCGTAGACACAACAACTATAGTTGAGGGGTTGTAATCATGGCAGCAGGAACACTCGATATAGTTATTGAACAGGGCGCAACATTTCAAAAGAAATTAACGTGGGCAGATGACATTGATTTTCCTGCTTCGGGAAATCCTATTGACATAACAGGGTACACAGCACGGATGCATTTGAGAGAAGAAAAGGATAGCCCAGACCCACCGATTATAGCACTGACTGATAGTAATGGTCGAATAACTATCGGGGGTGCAAACGGAGAAATTGATTTATTTATTGACGATGCCGACACGGAAGCATTAACAATTGAATCTGGATTTTATGATCTGGAAGTTGAATCTCCTGCGGGTATTGTGACCCGATTAATTGAAGGCACTTTTCAATTATCTACTGAGGTTACTAGGTGAGTGAAAATAGTTGCATCCTTGTTAAAGAAATTGACTGTGACAATGTAGTTCTTGTTGAGGAAATTAAAACTGCTGTCATTGTTCAACCTGATACGGATGTTGTCATTGTCGCATGTGAGCAAGGGCCAGCAGGACAGGATGGACAGGATGGACAGGATGGACAAGATGGTTTTGGTATTCTTCAGATTGATACTGGGCCTGTTGCCCCGGCTGCAACACAGGTTGCCGATTCGGTAGCTGTTGCAACTTTTCGAAGTGTGAAATGGTTGGTGACTTTAAAGGATTCAGTAGGTGGGCTTTTTAAATTCTATGAAGTGATTGCGATACATGATGATACAACTTCAAAGCATTCAGTTTATGGGTTGATTGGCGATACAATTTCGGTTGTAAATAATGTGGATATACTAGCAGGATTTATCCGATTGAATATCACAAACAATAGTGCTAACACTATTGATATTAGCGTGATGAGAATCACCACAACAGTATGATGAGATGAGACTTTTTAATACACTTGGAGCAATCTGATGACACAAGCATTTTTTGATATTGAAAAAGGTTTGCAACTTGATAGTACCAGTGTCTATCTAACTGGCTCTGGGGTTCCGGGGGCGAGTGCTGACACTGATGCTGTAGTTGTAGGTTCCCATTATACTGATACTGCTGATGGTGCTGTCTTTGCCAAAGTAACAGTAGGAGCAGGTACAGACAAATGGAAGAAGTTAGCAACGGAGGATTTTGCAAGTCAACAATCTGGAATTGATTGGAAGGATTCGGCTAGGTTAGCTACTGATGCCCCATTACCTGCCTATACCCAAGCGGGTGCAGGAGTCGGCGCAACGCTGACAGCAGATGCAAATGGAATATTGACTGTTGATGGTGTGGCAATGGTTCTTGGTGACGATGTTCTTGTCAAGGATGAAGCGGGTTCCCCCGGCGATTCCGATCACGGTCTGTATGAGATGACCACTGAAGGTACTGCGGGTGTGCCATTTGTCCTGACCCGTAGAACTGATGCGGATGATGATTCGGAAGTTACCGCTTCCCTTCAGGTTGGTATCGAAGAAGGAACTGAAAATGATGATACCTATTGGGCATTAACTACCAACAATCCAATTGTTGTTGATACCACACTTCTGAATTTTGCCAAGATTTCAGATGCGGCTACACAGGCTGAACTTGGTTTCATTCGTACCTTCATTGGTAAGAGTGCGGCGGGAGCAGAAACCCCAACTTACAGTTCAACCAACTTCGTTGTTAATACAACCAGTTTGGAAACTGCGATTGGTGTTCTAGATGCTCAGCTTGGTACAACTCAATCTGATTTAGATCAGGCTGAATTGGATATTCTGAAAGGGCGTACTGAAGCCAGTGCAACCAATGTCACAACCCAAACAGTTATTGATTCGGTTTTGGCTGATGATGTATCGCTTGTTAAATGGTCTGTAATGGTAGAAGGAAATCTATTAGCAGATGCCGACAAGAAACGGGCTGTGGAAATATTTGCTACCCATGATGGACATATCAATGGTGCGGGTGCTGATGCAACGGATTCTGATTACACTGTCTACGCCAAACTGAAAATGGGTAACATAGTTGGTTTGACCTTTGTTGTAGATGTATCAGGTGCGGGTGTTGCTCAGGTGATGCGCCTTCTGGTTACTTCAACAACTGCGGTTGATGTTCGCTCAGTCAGAGAAGTAATCCTTACTGCCTAAGAGGTAGCTTAACGTGTCTGTTGAAAAGGCATTTGAAGTCCCGTCTATTGTCATTAATGACTTGGGCGGGATTCTTTCGGGTACTGCTGACCCTTCTTCCCCCGGTCTTAATGCCCCTGTTGGCTCGTTATATATGCGGGACAATGGGGGTATTGGTGAGCATTGGATAAAGTTTGATGCTGCTGATACTGACTGGAAGAGAGAACAAAACGATGTAGCTATTACTGGTTTAGGTGTTTGGAGATACCGGACTGAAACTGCACCACCACCCTCATCAGGACAGATTCGATTTGACGATGCTGATATATCTGCGGCTACAGAATTTTACCTGCACGAAACTAATGATAATGGGGATGATGTATCCACATTTATAAACCTGTTGATGGTTGCAGGTTCAGTGGTTTATATTCAAGATCGTACTGATGCCAGTAAGTTTGTAATTATTGAACTAGGCACGTTTGTTGATGATGGGGTTTTTCGTACTTTTCAAATTGCTAATATCCTTGAAGGCAGTGGTGGTGAGCCAAGTCAGAATACCCAAGTCACTCTTGTTGTTAGTGGTAATGCGGGGGCAGGGGGTGGCAATGTTACCAAAGTGGGTACTCCTGCTGAATTTGAGATTGGCGTTTGGACAGGTGACGGTACGCTTGGGCGTTCTGATCTATTCACTTACGGAGAGAATGCTGAACAGTTAAAGATTGCGGTTGATCTAAATACCATCAACGATGTTGGGTTATTTCTCCTTGACCCTGACAGTAGCCTGAATCCTGATGGTTGGCAACTTATGCCGGGGCAAGCTGGCCTACACGATGGGAATCTCATTCTCACCGACAAGCCAAGTGATGCCATTAATAATCGCAAGTGGACGGTTCTTCCCGGTGCGACTGGTACAACCGTATTTGGCGGTGGTGGCGCGGCAACTCCTAATTCCGCAGGTTTCAAATCAGAAACATTGGGCGCACTAGCCTTCTATATCCCGCTGCAAACCAGTGGCGTAGACAAGGGTTGGATTAGTTGTGTCGGAGAAACGGGTACTGGCAAAGAGGGTCGGTTCCAGTTCGATGTGTATGCCTTTGGTGATACAGGATTGCAACTGACTGCGGGTATTATCAGTATGGTTGTTGATGCTGACTACAGAGCACATGTGGACTTCGATGCTGCTTTGCTGTTCCTTAACGCAGCGAGTATCCAAGCAGGCGAAACAGGCATTACCCGCAATACAGTAGACGGTCTCCAACTTCAAGGATCGGGTTCAACGGCTGATGTAACCCTTTTCAATGACCTGCACGAAGCAGTTGTTCAGGTATTGCCCGGAACGAAAAACGTAGACTTTGCAGGTAACATTCGTCTTGATGGAACTGATGAATGGAGCAAGGGTGTTGATATTGCTAGTGCAGCTACGTTGGTTCTTGGTTCAGATGGAAATTCTTTTGTCGTTAATGGCACTACAGATATTGATGCGATTAGTGCGAAGCCAATCGGTACAGTAATCATATTGGACTTTGATGATGTACTTAGCCTGAATCATGATGCGGTTGCCCTGATTCTTCAGGGTAATGTGGATATGGTTACTGAGGCGGGGAACACCGTAGGATTATATTCCTATGATGGAACCAACTGGCGTGAGATTTTTAGAAATGATGGGCAGCAAGTACGTGTATCAGGAACGATTGCCGATCAATCTATGGTGCGTGGTAACGGTGGACAGAAACGTATTCAAGACACAGGAAATTTTATTGGTGACGATGATGAAATGGTTTTGGCTGGTACTGTTATTCTCCAAAACTTCACGGACGCACAGTTGAACGATAACGGCAATTCTGTGAATACGAATGATGGCAAAGCCGCAGGTGCAATGGTTTTTAATAGCACTCAGGGTCACGCAGTTACGGCGCAGGGTTCGGGTTCTGGTGACGTATGGAATGATGGTGTCGGTACTACAACCAACACGCCGGTATAGGAAACGATATGGCTAACCCAGATCAAGATGGAATCAAGTGGTGGAAACATTGTGATGTTTGCCTGTGGGCGGCACGGACGACTGGTGCTCCAAACGATAATGAACGGGAATTCTGCCCGAATTGCAACAACCCTGCCCTGAGTGTCAGGATTGATAAGAACGTGTTTGAAGGAAGGCGATACGATCTACCAGTTCAGAGCAGTAAGGGTCAAGCAATAGCAGATGAAGCTAGGGTAAATGCAGGGCAACCACCCGCCCCCGTTGATACCGAAGACAACTCAAATCAAGGGCATAATTACGGGAACGAAGATAAGCCATTTCCACCACCACCATAAGAGACTGAGAAATTATGAACGATAAAAGCCAAGTTAAAAAAATAGAAGAAGTAGCCAAGTCTGATGATACTGAAAAGGATAAGAAGGAACCCCTACAGTTGACAAGGGCGGCTCTTGTATCTGAAAGTTTAATGCAGGCATTGATTGATGTCTTGCGTGACCATGTGCCACACAAGGTAGCTGACCCATTGTTAAAAGATATTAGGTCTGTTCAGTATGGACAATTTCCTGTATCAAAGAAGTAGCTATGGAAGTAAATTTTCAAACGCTATTCAATATCGCATTGGCATTAGTTAGTTTTGGTTTGGGGTTTATCGTGAACAGATTATTTCAAAGTCTTGATGCCTTGCGCGAACAAGACAACAAATTAACCGCTGAGATTACTGCGATTAGGATTGCCCTGCCTACCAACTATGTGACTAAACCAGATATGGAAGGATTCG